ACGGTGTAGCGTATAAAATTAAATTATACGGTGTAGCGTAAGTCGGAGGCGGTTGACCTGTATCCTCCTACTCTAGCTTCGTCATATCAACGGAAGGCAGTAATTCCCTAACAAGCGAAAACACTTACCCTGTGGTTGCTTTTTCTCAGAGCCACAATCCTTCAAAACCTATCGTATGTTTCTTCACGCGAGCATACCACACCACCGGCCACGAGCATTACCTCGGCTGGATCTTGGATTTTTTTAGAGCTCGTTATATAGCCTATTTGTTTTCTAGTAGTGCCTGGCGTAGTTTTTTAGAACCACCAACTCTAACATTGATGATGCCATTGTAGTATTCGTCTGTTTCTAATACTCGCCTGTCAAACTGTTCTCGTGCTTCAATGTAACTCATCTCTGCTCTGCTTTTGCAGTAGTAAAGTATTTCACGAGTAAAGTTTTTTTCGCCTAGTTGTTTTACATCTTCGTTCAGTCTATCTGAACTTCCCCAGTATTCACGCCAATCGCTTTCTTTGTAGCCTCGGCGTTTGTTCTTTTTGCCTTTTAATGGTGGCTTTGTAGTTTTGAACCTTGCTAGTTTTTTGCCTACGTACTTTTGTTTTGTCTTTTTGTTTGTAATCAGATATACAAAGCCTTCGTATTCGTCAGGTATTGTTTCAACCTTCTTGCCTTTGTATGTCCAACTCATACACTATATAAGTGGGTGCTTTCTTCTGCCTTGCCATTTTTGATCTTTGCGAAATCCTTCTAATACTTCATTGTAATGATCCATGATTTCGTCTTGTCTTGCCTTTGCTAGTCTCATTAATTCTCTAAGCTCACGTCTTGCTGTGCGGCTAGTATTTTTACTTGGCCGTGTTTCAAACTCCTCACTAGCTTTGAGGTAGTCCATAACTTTTTGCATTAACAAGTCGTGTGTATCGTCTGTCATTCTATAATGTCAATATCGTTCTCATAGTTAGTAAAGCCATTTTCTTTAACAACTTTCATAACATGATTGACTCTACCAACAAGTTCGTCTTTGTGAGAGATTAGGAATACATTCTTCTGTCTTTCTCTGCCCATCTTCTTGAGCACAGCTAAACTATTTTCAACACCAGCAGTGTCCATACCAGAGTCAATTAACTCATCGATAAACAATAAGTTGATGCCTTGGTATAATGATTCCCATACATCTCTAAATGACCAACTCATGCCTAGTATTAGCCTGTTGCGTTCGCCTCTTGATAAGTTGTCAAAATCTAAGTCCTGTCCTAGTTGAGTAATCTCAACAGACAAGTCGTTTAAGAACTTGACCTGATGAGGTAAGCCTAGTTTGTCTAAATAATATGTTAGCCTGTTATTCAAGTACGCCAAGTTCTGATCAATTATTTTTTTACGTATAAAACTATCTTTGTTGGTCAGAAGTTTAAGGAGAAACTCTTGGTGTTCTTTCAAATTTGTTAATGTGTTTACATCATTCCAATCAATTTCTTGCAATGCTGTTGTTTTTAAGTCGTCAATCTGTGCCTGATAAGGATCTTCTTCTTGCTTTTTACTTATCAGTGTTTTGTTAAGATTATCTACGTTGTTTCTATGTTCGTATGCTTCTTTTGCACTTTCATAAAATGTATTAGGACGTCCGTTTATGTGTCCTATTTCATCAAGAAAGCCCATGGTTGCTTCTAATTTATCAGCAACCTCAGTTTGATATGCAAGTGCATCAGTTAATTCTTTTTGTTTGCGTGTTTCAATTTCTTTTTTCTTGTCTGCATGAAGTTCTTGACCGCAAGTATAACAAATAGCGTCATCTAAATCTGTAATATCCTTTTCTGCCTTGTCAACACTCTTAGTTGCCCTCAACAATGCTGCTTCAAGTGTTGCTTTTTCTTTGTTAAGGCTAGTAAGACGATTATTTAGTTCTGTCCAGTTGGTTAAATTGTCGTGTGCTTCTAATTCTGCATCAATGTCTAGTTTTTCAAGCTCTTCGATTGAAGTTTGTAATTTTTCAATGTCTTGTTTTTGTTTTGCAAGCCATGCACGTTGTCTACCAGCCAGTGTTTCAATGCTTTGTTCAATTTTTTTGTTGCTTGCCTCTATAGCATTGATCTTTAATGTTTCTTCTGTGATAAAATCTTTAGTTTGTTTGACTTTTTCTTTGAGTAAGTCTGCTTTTTCTGTAAGGATGGTGATTCCAAGTAGCTGTTCTATAATAGCACGTTGGTCATTTGTTCTCATACTCAAGAAAGGTTCGGTATATGTGTTCAATGCAATGATATGTTTGAACATATCGTGACTCATACCTAGTAATTCTGCAATAGATTTTTGTGTTTCTCTACTATCACCTTGTGATTCATCAATGTTTGCATCAACTTGTTCGTGATTGTTGATATAAAACTTGAGAACGTTAGGTGATCTACCACGTTCAATACGATAACTATTACCTTCTTTGTCAAAATTAAGTGTGACCAACATCCCCTTACTGTTTGTCTTATTGATAAGATTGTTCCGCTTGATGTTGGTCAGTGCTTGGCCGTACAAGGCATAGGACAATGCATTAATAATTGTTGTCTTACCTGTTCCGTTTCGTGATCCAGTGTCGTCACCTCCTTGGTCTAAGTTTTCACCAAGCACTAGAGTAAGCTGTTCTTTGTTAAAGTCAACAGCCTGGGTAACATTACCCACACTCATAAAGTTTTTTACCGTTAAGTCTCTAATTTTTATCATACTAGTTCGTTATAAATGTCCAAAAGCAGCTTTTTATCAAAGCTGTCTGTGTCAATGCTTTGTATTTCTTTGCTAACAATTTGATCGACACTCTCAAATTGCGTTATATCCAAGTCTGTATTAATTTCTTCTAGTTGTTTCTGTGGAATCAATGTAATTTCTCTACAACCAAAGCGTTCCATAAAGGTTTCTTTAATAAAACTTGCTTCTTCGTAGCTAATATCAATATCTAAGTTCACTCTCAAGTACATGTTTTGCTTGATAAGTGTTTCTTGCTCATCAATCAGTTGTGATAACTTGACTGTACGGTACTTGGGACAGTCTGGCCAGTTGATATACTCTGGTTCTGCATTGTTCTCACGATCCAATATCATCATACCACGGTCGTCATCCCAAGCATCTGCATAGTTGTGTGGGAAAGCATTACCGATGTAGTGGATCTTACCCTGCTTCTGCCGCTTGTGGAAGTGTCCGCTGAACACATACTCTTGATTCTTGAAGTGTTCCGACTTTAGTTCACCGTGGTCTGGCATTTGTACCATTGCATTCATATAGAAGCTGGGCAGTTCAAAGTGCCCAAACAAGTATTTGGCTTGTAATTTCTCAATTCTACGCCATTCGTCACCTACTAACCACGGAACAAGTGCTACATCTTCAATCACCTGTATCTCATCTACCACTGTAATACCTGGAATGTGTTTTGCAAACTCAGTTGACTTCACATCTCGCTTGTCTTTGTAGTATAAGTCGTGGTTACCTGCAAACATATAGAACTGTTCAAAGGCATTGCCTAGTTTTTCTAACAACCTGATGGTTGTATCCATAGTTGTGAGGTTCAAACTGTTTCTGTTATGATGCCAATCACCACAAAAGAGTCCTGTTTCACAGTTATTAGCTTTGGCTTGCTCGATATACCAATCAATATATGCTTCGCAGTCCTGATTATGAACCCGTGAGTTACCCTTCATACCCAAATGTATGTCAGTAAACACTGCTGCTTTCTTAAACAAATGATTTCTCCGTATTGAACTATACTATAACAAGAAAAACAAACAAAATCAACCTGATTTTTGTTCTTCTTGTCTCTTAAGTGCTGCTTCCCACTCGCCTTGATGTAGTCTTGTGTAACTTGGACTATAATCGTTCATTTCAAGTATGTCATCACGTATGTTTTGATTACGTTTTTCTAAATTAATGACCCGCACAAAGCTATTAGTAACAGCAGCGGTATAATAAGCAAAAGGATTGTTGGATTTACTCTCATCAAATTGTAGTCCTATCTGTGCTAGTTGTAATATTGCTTGGCCTTTCATCTCATCTTTGTAGGTATAACCACGCACATTGCCTCTAGTGGCATATCTGTCTACTAGTTTGAGCCACATCATAGCAAGTTTATTTGTTGCTTTACCATGTTCTTTACTAAAATGTCCATTCTCCATTCCACCCGTCCAATGTGACTTGCCTACACAAATTAAATTGTCATCATCATCAAATTTATAGTGCTGAAATGGTGGAAAGTTAAGTTTTGTTTTGTGATCTGCTATCGTTTTTGGATTTTTCTTACGTCCTGGCTCATCTGGTATATGGTCAAACATCATAACTCTAAAAATTAAGTCAGTTTTGTTTATGGTTTTATAATCTACTTCAAATTCTGCTAACTTAACCTTTTTTCCTTCAGCTTTGGCAGCGTCATAAGCTCTTGTGCCTTGCTTTTTTGCTTTGTTTCTTTTTGCTTCTGCTATTGTTCGTATATTAATTTTTTCAATTTGTGGTAAAATGATATCATAGTCTGCATATTCTGGTTCTATGTAACTACAAAATGTTGCTTTTGATTTGTGTATCTCAGCAAGCATATCTTTGTTGTTCAAATAATTTACTTTTCTTGCCAATTTAGACTCCTTTTGTATAATAATAAACTATGCACTTAATTTTGTCAACTAAATAATGTATAGGAGAAATCAATGGCGGATACCTTTCAAACACAACCTGCAAGTCTTGGTAGCGAACAATCACAGTTTAGTACAAATGGCAAGTATGCAAAGCAATCTATGAGTGATCTCACAGGTTCTAATTCAAGATTATTGATGAGCAAACACCGTTCTAAAAACATACCTGCTGGTGCTGAGCCTATAAAACGCAATGCTCAGATTGCATCAATGGCACCTTTGAACCCAGATTTAGGTGATGATTGGCGTGTAAAACTAAGTGTACCCGATCTTGCCACGTTTAGATCTAGTCCGTTACTAACTCCTTTAGCTGACACTGGTTACAATGTGGTCTTTCCTATAGTGCCTACTATTGCTGTTCAATATACTGCACAATATGATAGCATTGCCCCAACACATACTAATTATACTTATCCTCAATACATCAATAGTGCAGTAAATGAGATTGCCATTACAGGAGAATTTCCTGTTCAAAGTGAAGAAGAAGGAAGGTATTGGTTAGCAACTACACATTTCTTTAGAAGCGTTACAAAAATGTTCTACGGTGATAGTAGTAATAAAGGTGCACCACCCCCATTATGTAAATTAAATGGGTATGGTGACTTTGTTCTTAAGAACGTACCGGTTGTAGTAACAAGTTTTGTGAGCGATTTGCCAAACAATGTTGATTATATTAGAGTTCCTGTAGAAGCTAACCAGGATATTGGCAGTTACGCACCTCAATATCAAATGGTTCCTACCAACAGTACAATAGCAATTACTGTTCGCCCAACATACAGCAGAGGCAGAATATCTGAATTTAGTCTTGATAAGTTTGTAAATGGCGATTTAACTGATAAAGGATTTATTTAATGGCAAACTACGTCAAAACAAGTCCATACTCTACTACAACAGTTACCGAAAGTGGAGAATTAGATATATTAAAGATACGTCCAGTACCAGCTGACGATGATGATTTCTTATATGAAATAGAACCGCAGTATAATTTTCGTCCAGACTTACTAGCATTTGACTTGTATGGCACTCCAAAGCTATGGTGGGTGTTTGCACAACGTAATATGGATGTTTTGAAAGACCCTGTGTTTGATATGAAAGCAGGAATAAAAATATTCTTGCCAAAACAGAGTGCATTACAGAAAACTTTAGGCATCTAATGACTATTAAACCTAACATGTTGCATCAATTTGCAAGTTTCAACAATGTCTTTACCTTATCAGTATTGACTGTTGACGAAGTAAACATGCCTGATGAAACATATAGAGTTGGAGAACCTTTGCTGCAAATTTTACGCAGTGGTGGCGGAGCTGAAAATAAAGTCACAACTGCATATGAAGACGCTATAGGTAAACAACTTGAGTACTTTATTGACGATGTGTCAATAGAAGGCTTAATGGTACCTAATAGTAAAACTAGAACAACCAACGCTACTTACATTGAATTTACTGTTACAGAACCATACAGTATGGGTTTGTTCCTACAAACCTTACAAATAGCAGCAACCACAGCTGGATATACAAACTATTTGCAAGCACCATTCCTACTTACAGTTGAATTTGTTGGGTACGATGACGATGGAGATTTGTTAGTTGTAGAAGATGGACGCACACTTAAAAGAATGTTCCCATTAAAATTTACAAATGTTGAATTTAACGTTAACGAAAAAGGAAGTGTGTATTCAGTTGAATGTATTCCGTGGAACGAACAAGCATTTTTAGATGATGTTGAACAAACAAAAACAGATTTAGCACTAAAAGGTAAAAGTGTTGTTGAAATTTTGCAAAATGGTGAGCAAAGTTTAACAACAATTATGAATGGACGCTTCGAAGAACTTAGGAAAGCAAATAAATTAAACACAGCAGATGAAATTGTTATAAGTTTTCCAAATGAATTTGCAACAAGCCTTACTCCTACACAAAAACTTAGCAATAATGATCAAGGAGCAACTGTTCCTGGTAAAAGCACACGTAGAAAGGGAGGAGGACTGTTTGGAAACATTGTAAAAGGTGCAGTGGGTGGTATAATAGGTGGCGCACTAACTGGAAATAAAGATATTGGACAAAATGCTCTTGGTGGGGCACTTGGTGGAGCACTTGGAGGTGGTTTTGCTGGAGGACTTAGTGCAAGTATTGGAGGATTACTTACTAGTTTCAAAGAAGGCGACATAAATGGATTATTTCAAGGTATAACTGGATTCTTAGGTGCTCAAGCACCACAGGATTTTGAAGCATTTATAAGTATGATTACCGGACAAGTATTCACAAAAAGTAGTATAGGTGATGGACTTTCAAAGTTATCACAAGATTCTAGTAGTGTTAATCAACTTGGTGCTGCAAATATAATAGATGCGTTCCAAGATATGGGTCAAGCACCTATGGCACAAACAGGACAGGTTTATGATAGCAAAAATAAAGTAATGACACGCGGAAAAAATGTTATTAGTCCAAATGAACGTATTTTTGCCTTCCCTAGTGGATCAAAAGTTACTAGAGTTATTGAAGAAGTTATGCTTACAAGTGATTGGGCAAAAAATGTAAAAGAAAGAGCACCAGACGAAAACGGAATGGTTGAATGGTTTAAGATTGTTAGTGAAGTTTACATTAAACCTGGCGCACAAACAGAACAGTTGAACGGTAAACAAGCACAAACTTATCATTACAAAATTGTACCTTATAAAGTACACAGCAGTCATTTTCAAAAACCAACTGATCCTGGTTTGAATTATTCACAACTTGAAAATAAAGCTGTTAAAGAATACAATTACATTTACACAGGAGAAAGCAAGGACATTTTGAGTTTTGATATCAACATCAATGCTGCTTTCTTTACAGCAACTATGGCTGACGATGGACAAAACAACACAAGTTTCAAAACAGGCGGCACTCAAATGAAAGTTGTACAAGATAAAGACGGTCAGCTAACTCTAAATGAGCCATCAAGTGCAATTAGTTCATCTGGACAAGTATTAATGGTTGATCAATTAAGACAAAGCACTCAAGGCGGCGGTGGTGCTGGTATTGATAATGCTAAAATTAGAACAGCACGTATGTTCCATGACATAATTATTAATAGTGATGTAGATTTAGTAAGTTTAGAGCTAGAAATACTTGGTGATCCGTATTATGTGTTTGATAGTGGCATGGGAAACTACACAGCTAAAGATATCGATCAAAATGAAACAGAAAATGGAGACATAGAATATCAAAGAGGCGAAACTGATATTATTGTAAACTTTAGAACGCCGGTTGATTACAATGAAGATACTGGAACAATGGATTTTCCTGAAGATACTGTACCAGTTGATGCATTTAGTGGTCTTTATAGAGTAACAAGTCTTGTTAATAATTTTAAGAATGGTCAATTTACACAAAGATTGACATTATTGCGTAGACGAAATCAAGAAAGAGATATAAAACAAGTTCCTGCACAGGATAAAGCAGTCAAAGTAAAAGATGCTACACCTGAGCAAACAGTTTACAGCCCATATGGATAAAAATAATGGTAGATACAACAGGTAAAACAGAACACAAACGTACAGCCGATCCAGGTGCACCTGAACGTAATCCTGGGCCATATCTTGCTCGTGTTATAAAACATGCTGATCCGTATTATCTCGGTGGATTAGAAGTTGAGTTACTTAAAACTACCGAAGCAGGTAATATAGGTGAAACATTAGGACAAACTGCTATTGTATATTATGCAAGTCCGTTTTATGGTATTACACAAAGCGCCAATATAGGCAAAAATGACAAATACAGCGATACACAAAAAAGTTATGGATTTTGGGCTATACCTCCTGATCCCGGTAGTTTAGTTCTTGTAACATTTGTTGAAGGAACTAGAGAATTTGGATATTGGTTTGCTTGTGTACCTGAAAAAGGTATGACATATATGGTGCCTGGAGGGCAACCTGCCACAGAACAGTTAACTGGAGTTGTACCAAGTGAATTGAAAGGCAAAAGATTGCCTGCTGGTGAATATAATAAAGCAATCACAAAGCCACAAACTAATAATGTTATCAAATACAAACGTCCTATCAACGATGATTTTGTAAATCAACTATTAGAACAAGGATTAGTAGAAGATGACATACGTGGAATAACTTCGAGTAGTGCTCAACGTGAATTTCCTAGTGCTGTAATAGGTATAAGTTCACCAGGTCCTGTAGATAAACGTGGTGGATCACCACAAGGTAAAATTGGTTTGAAAGAAAGCCAGGCTACTGTGCATACAAGCAGATTGGGTAGCAGCAGTTTTGTTATTGATGACGGCGATGACAAATTAATACGCAAAGGATCTCCTACAGATACTCCTTATGAGTATATTAACAAAGAAGCAAGCGGCAAAGGCGGAGATGTAACAAGACCACACAACGAATTAATACGTTTACGAACTAGAACTGGCGCACAAATACTAATGCACACCAGTGAAGACTTGATTTATATCAACAATAGCAAAGGTACATGTTGGATAGAAATGTCTAGCAATGGTAAACTTGATGTATATGCACAAGACAGCATAAGTTTCCATACAGAAGTTGATATGAATTTTACAGCAGATAGAGATATTAATTTTGAAGCTGGCAGAAACATCAATATGATTGTAAATGAAACTATTAGACAATCTGCAGGACAAAATTTAGAAATAAAAGTTGGTGTAGACGGTAAAATACATGCAGGTAACAGCATACAAACACTCAGCGGTGAAGATACTATTGTTACAGCAGGCGGAACAGTGTGGATTGACGGTGGACCTGATGTGCAGCTCAATGGCGGTAATGCAGCAACAGAAGCCGAAAAAGCATTTTTTCCACAGCGTGTTCCGCAGCATGAACCGTGGAACGGACATGAAAATTGGAATCCTCCTGAAGTAGAACCGGATAAGACAGATTCGTTAAATACTACTGAGAGTCAAGATATACACCCTGAAGATAGGACTGTGCAAACTGATAGAACAGCAATGAATGACTTGGGCAAGGAGTAAATTATGGCAGATACTTGGGCAGTAGTATCGGATAATACAACTACACAACAATATACACAAAGTAGAAATCTTTATGCTGAAAAAAGACTTATAGAAGGAGATGTTCCTACCTATGCTCAAAATATCAATCGCACATTCTCGATAGTTAATGGTAGTATAGGACAAGCAGGTGCTCCAAATAAATTTGTTAGTGGCGCAACAGTAGCAAACATCTCTTCAGCAATAAACGATATAAGTGTTTCATTACCAATCAAAGATAATTTAATTATAGGAGGATTGCAAGGTGCTCTAAATGGCGGCCTTAAAGGTGCAATCGAAGGCGGACTCAACAGTGCATTGAACGCTGCAATAGCACAAAGTGGTATTGCTGATCAATTAAATTTTGCAGCAGGACAAGTTGGTATAAATTTACCAACTGTTGCTGGTGTACCAGCATTAGGAGGCAGCAGCCCAAGCGGTGCAAGTGGAGGCGCAGGAGCAGCAGCAAGAGCCGGCGTTACACGATCAGGAACAATACCTACAGATTCTCCTGCTACTGCAAGAACAAGCATACAAGATCCTACACAAGCAGATGTTGAAATCACAGTTGATAGCTTTTTACAAGGACTACAAGGTAGTTTAAGTAGTCTTGCTCAAGGAATTGGCGGTATATTAGGAGGTGCTCTACAACAACTACTAAGCTCAACTGCACTTAGTAGCACTTTAGGAGGTTTGTTTAATGGACTAAGCGAAGGATTAGGTAAAGCATTAGGCGGATTAGCTAATGCACTTGGTGATGCAGCAAATGGAATTATGACAGGCTTAGGAAATGCAATACAAAGCATACCTGGAGTAGGACCTGCACTTAGTAGTATGACAAATGCAATTGGTGATTTTGCTGGCAATATTAGTAAAGGATTTAATGAACTTCCGCAAGGTGTTCAAGCAGGTATAAATGGCGCAATAGCTGCTGGTGGAGCAGCATTATTGAATAAAACAAATATAGGATTGCCAAAAATATCTCCTGCTATAGCAGGAACTGTTGTTGCTTCTTTAACCATGGCAGATAATCCTGCTGCACAACTTAGACAAATTGCATCTACAGCTAAAGCCGTTGATAAAAAAACATTTCCAGAAACAAAAAATCCTAGTTTTGCAAACATTGCAAGTGCTGCAACAAAAGCAGCCAAAGAAATGGAAAAAAATATACAGAGAAACGACGACGGTGATTTTCAAATGATAAGAAATCCTGAAAGGGCTAAGTCAGATATTCAAAAAACACAAATTATACAAAATGGTGCTATAGTTCCAACAACAAACACATTTGTAGATAACTTAAATGATATACAATTACAAAGTTTCCAAACTTATGAACGTATATTAAACAGCAAATTTGCAAGTTATGGTGGCGATGCACAATTATTAGCAAAGCAATCATATAGAGAATACATTGAATTCAAGCAATTAGTTACACCTGAAACAAAATCTTTTGTTTTAGAAATACGTGCTAAAGATGCAAAACTTATAAAATCATTGGCAGATAGATTTTTGCTGTTTTATAACAATAGCAAAAGTCGTTATACCATGTCAGGACTGTAGGTAAATACGTTATGGCTACAAATGACAAACCTTTATACAAAAGTATTACAGTAAGAGCGGCAAATGACGACGATACACCTGTGACAAGCAAAAAATATAAAGGTATAAGCACAACTAACAATTCCCCAGGTAGCTTTAATTTATACGATATCGGTTTGATAAAACAAGATATTGTTAACCATTTTCATATACGCCAGGGTGAAAAACTTGAGAACCCTACATTTGGCACAATTATATGGGATATATTATTTGAACCTTTAACAGATGGCCTTAGAGATGCTATTATACAAAATGTTACAGAAATTATCAACTATGATCCAAGAGTTAGTGTAGATAGTATTACGGTTGATACCTACGAAAGCGGTATACAAATTGACTGTTCTTTAACATATTTGCCTTACAGTATTAGTGAAACTATGAGGCTTAAATTTGATCAAAGTGCGGGACTAATTTAAGTACGCACTTTATTAAATCACATAAATATTACAAAGTGAGGACAGTGCAATATGTCAAGTACAGAACGTCAAAATAGACTTCTCTTAGCAGAAGATTGGAAAACAATATATCAGAGTTTCAAATACGCTGATTTTCAAAGTTATGACTTTGATAATTTACGTAGAACAATGATAAGCTACATTCGTCAAAATTATCCAGAAGATTTCAACGACTATATTGAAAGCAGTGAATACCTTGCACTGATTGACTTAATTGCTTTCCTTGGTCAAAACCTTGCATTCCGTACTGACTTAAATGCACGTGAAAATTTTATTGAAGTTGCTGAACGTAGAGAAAGTATTCTCCGTTTGGCAAGATTAATTAGCTACAATGCTAAAAGAAATCAAGCAGCAAACGGCTTGTTAAAAATAGAAAGTATTAGCACCACAGAAGATGTTGTTGACAGCAATGGTAATAACTTATCAAATCAAAGTATTATATGGAACGATGGTACAAACCCTAACTGGTACGAACAATTTATTAAAGTGTTAAATGCTTCTTTACCAGTAAGCACAGCGTTTGGCAGACCTATCAAAAAAGCATCTATAAATGGTGTTGCTACTGAACAATATAGATTCAATGGTATTAATACAGATATACCGAGTTTTACTTTTAGTAAACAAATAAACAGCATAAGCACACAATTTGAAATTGTTAGTACAGGTATTGATACAGACACAAATACTCTAATTGAAGAAGATCCTTTGCCAGGTAACAAAATGGCGTTTGTTTATAGAGACAATGGACAAGGTGCAGGTAGTTCAAATAGTGGATTTTTTATGCACTTTAGACAAGGTGTTCTTAAGAATAATACTTTTGATGTTACAAGTAATACTCCTAATACAGTAGTTAATATTGACACAGATAATATTAATGATACTGACGTTTGGCTTTATAAATTAGACAAGCAAGGAAATGAAGAATCATTATGGACAAAAGTTGATGCTGTAGAAGGCAACAACGTAATTTATAATAGTGTATCAAAAGGTATACGTGACATATATGCAATTCAAACAAGAATAGAAGATAGAATTAGTCTAATATTTGCTGATGGTGTTTTTGGAAATATTCCAAAAGGTAATTTTAAGGTATATTACAGAACAAGTAAAAATCTAGATTTTAGAATTAATCCTAGCGATTTGATAGGCATTAATGTACAAATACCATATATTGATAGAACAAATAAAGAGCAAACACTAAATCTAGTTTTAGAATTAAAAAGTGTTGTAGAAAATAGTTCAACTAGCGAAACAAATGAAAGTATTAAAAGTGTTGCACCTAGTACATATTATACACAAAACAGATTAATAACTGGAGAAGATTATAATATAGGAACGCTAGGTGTTAATCAGCAAATTATAAAAACAAAAGCAATCAACAGAACCAGTAGTGGTATTAGTAGATATTATGATTTAAGAGATGCAACAGGAAAATATAGCAACATACTTATGTATGGTGATGACGGTGTAATTTTTAGTGAAGAATTTAACGAATTAGATAGTTTTGAATTTATTACTAGAACTGATATTGAGGCTGTGATAAACAATACAATCATACCAAAAATAAAAACAGCAAATATAAAAAATTATTACTATGAAAATTTTCCAAGAAATACAAGTATAACAAATCTTAATTTGACATGGAATCAAACAACTACAGGCACAAATATTACAACTGGTTATTTTACCGATTTGTATAGTCTGCCTGTAACAGTTAGTTCGTTTACACAAGGTTTACCAAAATATATTGAACCAGAAGCTCTTGTGAAATTTGTTGCCCCAACAGGTAAACATTTTATGACAACTGATAACAATAGACTTATGGATGGAGATGCTGATCACCCTGGTGCAGCTACTTATATTTGGAGTAAAGTTATAAGTGTAGATGAAGGTGGTACTGTCATTGATGCCTCCACAGGATTAGGTCCTATAGTATTCAATGATGTGATTCCAAATGGTGTAACTGTTGCTGAAATTATTTCTCCTATTGTAGGAACATTTACAAGTGATTTAACTGTTCAAATAGTAGATCAAGTATTTGCTTATAAAACTTTTGGTATAAGATATGATGTGGATTCAAGACAGTGGAAAATAGTCTACAACACTAATCTTAATACAGTCGATGATTTTACTTTAGGAAAGCAAGGAGATAACACTAATCAACAACTAGATGCTAGTTGGTTAATGTTATTTGAAACAAACGGAGAAAAATATACAATAACAACACGTAGTTTCCGTTATGTATTTGAAAGCGATGATGAAATACGTTTTTATCATGATAGTACTGATAGAATCTATGATAGTAAAACTGGAAAAATTGTTAAAGATAGTATAACAATATTGAGCAATAATAATCAACCCGATAGCCTAAATGCATTTACACAAGATTGGCCGTGGCAAGTTGTTAAAGAATACAGAGACACTGACGGATATGTAGATAACAAAAAGTTAGAAGTTGGTTTTTTTGATAGTGATGATGACGGGGTTATTGACGATCCAGACACTTTCAGACACATTGTTGAACCTACAGTTTCGCCAACTACAAAATATGTTTTTGCAAAAAAATATACAAGAAACGGCACTGAAGTATATGATTATATTGATGCTAGTATAGAAAATATAGTTGTGCCTTCGTTAGGCGATCCTGGACCTATTACATCGTATGCAGATGGAACAATAATATACAATTATAAAAAAGATTTATTTTACACTGTAGATATTACAAACAATCAATTTGTTTTGAATACAAACTATAAAGTTTATACTGGTAGAGATAAAATAAAATTTGGTTATAGTCATGCTGCAAATGAAAACAGAAGAATAGATCCTAGCAGTTCAAATATTATGGATGTGTACATGTTGACAAAAACATACGACACAAATTATAGAAAATATCTAAGTGGAGAAATTACAGAAGTTGTACTACCACCTAGCAGCGATAGTCTATTTCAAAGTTATGGAGCAGACATTGCACAGATAAAAAGTATAAGTGATGAAGTAATTTATCATCCGGTAAAATATAAGCCATTATTTGGCAGTAAAGCAGGTAGTAATTTGCAAGCAATATTTAAGATAGTTAAAAATCCTGGAAGAGTTGTTAACGATAACGACATAAAAACAAGAGTTATAGATGCAGTCAATGAATATTTTGCATTAGAAAATTGGGACTTTGGTGAAACATTTTATTTTAGTGAATTAGCAGCGTATATTGTAAAACAAGTTGCTCCTGATCTAAGTAGTATTGTTTTAGTTCCAAGACAAGAATCACAAAGTTTTGGAAGCATGTATGAAATTAAAAGCGAAAACGATGAAATTTTTATAAGTGCTGCAACAGTTGAGGATGTCGAAATTATTGATGCAATTACAGCAAGTAGATTAAAAGCTACAGGTTCTGTAATTACTAGTGATGATGTACTTAACACCGGTGTACAAAGCAGTGAATCAGCAACTACAGTGATTATTGGAAGCTCAAGTAGTTCAAGCAGCAGTTCAAGCAGCAGTTCAAGTAGCAGTTCAGGAAGCTCATCCGGCGGCGGAGGATATGGATACTAATGGCATACGAAGACGATCAACAAGAATATCCTTTACCAACAGGAGATTCTAATACAGGCAAAAGTGCAAACTTTTTGCCAAGATATTTTAGAACTGATCCTAATAAAAAGTTTTTAGGTAGCACTATAGATCAAGTTACAACACCGGGTGTAGTTGAAAAAATTAATGCATTTGCTGGACGTAGAGAAGCAAAAGCCGTAAAATCAACAGATACGTATTTGCCAGATGTAAGTGCTAATAGAGAAAACTATCAATTAGAACCAGCAGTGGTAATCAAGGACAACATAGGTAATGTTGAGTTTTACAAAGACTACAATGATTATATAGGACAATTATCAACACTAAGATCAACTACAAAAGATCATAGTTTGCTAAACAGACAAGAATTCTATGCATGGGATCCACATGTTGATTGGGACAAATTTACAAACTTTAGAGAGTATTACTGGTTACCAAATGGACCACAAGAAGTACCAGTAAGAGGACAAAGTTTACAAGTACAAAGCACATACACAATTACAACTGTAACAGATGACGATAATGTTGCTTATCTGTTTACACCAAATGGATTGTCAAGAAATCCTACATTGAAATTGTACAGAGGACAGACCTATAGATTTGAAATTGATTGTCCAGGACATCCAATAAGCATTGCAATCAGTAGAGCTTTTCAGCCAGCAGTAGACGTTGTTGATAGTAGTTTGATAACCACATTATATGAAGATGGTGTAGAAATCACAGACGACGATACTGGTGTACTTAAAGATCGAGCATATGCTATAGACGAAGGCTTTGTAGAAAAAGGTGTGTTAGAATTTACCGTTCCAATGAATGCACCAGAAACACTTTATTACATAAGTCAAACAGATATAAACACAAGCGGTGTGTTTAATATTTTTGATATTGAAGAAAATTCTCAAATAGATGTAGAAACAGAAATACTAGGTAAAAAAACTTATCGTACAAGCGAAGGTTGGGATTTTTCAAATGGTATGAAAGTATACTTTCAAGGAAATGTAACACCAGAAAGTTATGAACAAGGATTGTATTATGTAGAAGGTGTTGGCACAGGTATAAAACTTGTTCCATTAAGTGACTTATCTGTACCTGCTATCTTTACACAAGATACACTTATTCCTTTTGATACAAATGGATTTGATAGAGTACCTTTTGGTGATGCAAAAAGTTTTGCAGGAACAAAAGATTACATTTGTGTAAACAGAGGAGATGATAGTAAAAATGGTTGGTCAAGATATAACCGTTGGTTCCATAAAGACGTTATAGAACTTAGTGCTTCTTTGAATAAACAAGATTCTGATCTTGATGAATCATTTAGAGCAAAACGTCCTATTATTGAATTTGAGCCTAATCTGCGTTTGTACAACCATGGAGCAAAAGCAAAATTATCTGTAGATTTAGTTGATACATTTACAAAAGATGTTTTTAGCACAATTGAAGGTCAGGCTGGATATAATATTGATGGTATTGATATAGTTGAAGGTATGCGTATATTGTTTACAGCAGATCCTGACTCTCTAGTAAATGGTAAAATTTATGAAGTTAAATTTATACTGCATACAAACACTACACAAATTAGTTTAGTAGAAACAAGCGATACTAATCCTGTTACAGATGAAACTGTGCTTGTAAAAGATGGTAATAAAAATGCTGGAAAAATGTTTTGGTACAATGGTACCGAATGGCTAGCAGCACAAGATAAAACAGCAATAAATCAAGCACCAAAATTTGATTTGTATGATAGCAACGGATACAGCATTGGAGATGAAACATATTACCCTGCTAATGATTTTAGCGGTAACCGCATTTTCAGTTATCGTGTTGGATCAGGCACAAATGATCCTGAACTTGGATTTCCTTTATCATACAAAAATATCAACAATGTTGGCGATATTGTTTTTGACTTTAATCTACTTACACAAAAATATGAATATGAATTAAACAATGCTGTAATTTATATAAACAGTGACGAATTATTTTTGAAAAAAACAAAAAATGATTCAGAATATTATTGTAATGCCTGGACAAAAGCAAATGAATTAAGTAGCCAGTATGTGATTAGAAAATATACCGGTGACGATATGGCAAATCGTTTCCCAATTGATGTGTACAAAAACAGTGCTAATTTAACCGATTTAGTATGTAAAGTTTTTGTTAATAACAAATTCTTAGTACAAGGTGTTGATTGGAATTTTGTTGACGATTTAGATATTAGAAAAGTAAATCTTGTAAATGAATTAGAATCCGAAGACGTCATAATAATAAAAACAAAAAGCAGTGCTGAAAAAACAAATCAAGGTCATTATGAAATACCATATAATTTAGAAAGAAATCCTCTAAATAATAATCTTACTGAATTTACTTTAGGACAAGTAAATGATCATGTTGATGGAATGATTGTAGAGATTCCTGGATTCAACGGCATGCAACCTGGACCTAGTAATTTAAGAGATTTAGGCGAGGTCAGCAAATATGGAAGAAAATTTTTACAACATAGTGGTCCTATTAATTTATCATTATATCATTTGATTGATAAGCAAGCAAATGTAGTAAAGGCTATTAGGTTAGCAAAAACAGAATATAGTAAATTCAAAAGAGATCTGATTTCAGCAGCAGGTGCAAGTTCTTTTGTAGGAAGTGCAAAAGAGCATCTAGATTTACTTTTAGTTGATCTTACAAACAGCAAAACAAAAAGCATGCCATTTTATAGCACAGATATGCTTGCATTTGGCGGTAATAAACTTTTAGAATATAATGTTGTTGATGATAGGATTAATTTTTATGCATTGTCACAAGTTTTTAATATAAACACTGTGAGCAAAAAATCTGTGTTAGTATATCTAAATGACATTCAACTAACATATGGTATAGATTATACATTTACTGATAACGGTTTTGTAGATATTTCTGCAACAAAACAAGTTGATGATATTATAAAAATATACGAATATGAAAATACAGAAGGTTGTTTTGTTCCTCAAACACCAACTAAGTTAGGATTATATCCTGCTTATGCTCCAACGATGGAGGTAGATAACAGTTATTCAAATGCTACTAATGTTATTAGAGGACATGATGGAAGTATTACTGTTGCATATAATGATTATAGAGATGAAATACTTTTAGAATTTGAAAAAAGAATTTACAATAACCTAAAAGTTAGCTATGACGAAAATGTATTCTGTGTACATGATTTTATAGAAGGCAACTATAGAAAATCAAACATAGATAAAAAATCTATGGACAAAATATTAATAAGTGATTTTATTAAATGGCTGCCTTTGGTAGGAAATCCAGATTATACATCTAATGATTTTATTGTACAAGGAGACGGCTTTACTTACAATTACAGTAGAAGTATAAGCCCAACAGGAGAAAAATTACCTGGTGGCTGGCGTGCTGTTTATAAAATGGCTTATGATACAGACAGACCGCATATGACTCCTTGGGAAATGCTAGGTATCAGTGTCAAACCAAGTTGGTGGGAAACACAATATGGTCCTGCACCATATACAAGTGATAATCTTGTTATGTGGAAAGATATTGAAAAAGGATATGTAAAAGAGCCAGGAAAACCTATAGTTGTAAAAAATAAATTTGTTAGACCTAACTTAACAAAACATTTGCCTGTAAATCCATATGGGCAACTTGTTGATCCTTTGCAAAGTGGTTACGCAAAAGAATTCAGTTATGCAACAATGAGAAATGACTTTTTCAAGTTTGGTGACGAAGCGCCTATTGAAACAGCATGGAGACGTAGCAGCGATTATGCATTTAGTTTGTTAGTTGCTATGATTTTGAATAGACCGTCTCAAGTGTTTGCTATAGGATTTGATCGTTCAAGAACAACAAGAAATTTAGCAGGCAATTATACCTACAACAATAAAAAAGCAATTAGAGCTGCTGATTTAGTTTTTCCTAAAACAAAAACTAACAGCACTGTGAATCAAACAGTAGGATTAATAAATTATATAGAAAATTATCTTACATCGAATATTGATGCAAATTATGAAAGATATATCAATCGTATTACAAATATTAATTCACAAATGGGTTTCAAACTCGGTGGCTTTGCAGACAAAGATAAATTAAAACTTGTTCTAGATAGTAGAACGCCACTTAATGCAGGCAATGTTTTTGTACCTCAAGAAAATTATAAAATATTCTTGAACACTAGTAGTGCTAATGAAATAGTATCTTATAGTGGATTAATTATTGAAAAATTAAGTAAAGGATATAAAGTTTCTGGGTATGATAAAGAAGACCCGTTTTTTGAAATATATAAACCTTTTGAAAGTGCTAATGACAGTGCAATTAATGTAGGCGGTATTAGTGATAGTTTTATAGAATGGTCAGAAGATAAAACTCTTGTAGCTGGAAAAATTGTCAAGTATAATAATAGATTTTTTAGAGTCAATGAAAACCATGTTTCTACAGAAACATTTAATCCTTCATTTTATTCGCAACTAAGCGAATTACCAATTACAGGTGGTGCAACTGCATTAATTAGAAAAAGATTTTCTACAGAAAAAACCACTTTAGATTATGGAACAGTGTTGACTGATAAACAAGATGTTGTAGATTTTATATTAGGATATGAAAAATGTTTACTTGAAAAAGGATTCACTTTTGATTATAATAATAGAGAAACGCAATCTATTGAAGATTTTATTTTAGCAATAAAAGAATTTTTGTTTTGGACTACGCAGAATTGGGCTACAAATAGTATTATAGTTCTAAGTCCAGGTGCAAATAAACTTGCATTTAACAGAGACTTTTATGTTGTTGATAATATTTTTGATAACTTTTATGATTTAGAAGTTTTGAGAGCTGACTCTGCTAAATTAAGAGGATCTTTTACTAATATTCAAAGGGATAACACAAACCAATTTGGTATCCTGCCTCAAGCAAATGCAGAAGGAATATATTTTGTAAAATTACCATTAGTACAAAAAGAACATGTTGTACTAATTGACAACACAACTGTTTTCAATGATACAATATACGATCCAGAACCAGGATATAGACAAGAACGAATCAAAATTGTTGGATATAGAACTGACAATTGGAACGGAAGCCTTAATATTCCTGGTTTTACATATGACGAAGCTCTTGTAACAGAATGGGAATCTTGGAAAGATTATTTTATTGGTGAACTTGTAAAATACAAACAATTTTATTATACCGCTACTGTAACTCATAGTGGTACAGAAGAATTTAATTTTAACAATTGGAATCAATTATCTAAACGTCCTGAAAGTACATTGTTACCAAACTGGGATTATAGAGCTAACCAGTTTACAGATTTTTATGATTTAGATACTGATAACTTTGATAGCGAACAACAGCGTTTAGCACAGCATTTAATAGGATATCAAAAACGTCAATATTTAGAAAATATTATTAATGATGATGTAGCACAATACAAATTCTATCAAGGTATGATTCAAGACAAAGGTACTAAAAACTCACTTACCAAGTTGTTTGATAAGTTAGGAGATGCTGACAAAGATAGTTTAGAATTTTATGAAGAATGGGCTATTAGAGTTGGACAATATGGTGCTACAGATAGTTTTGATGAAGTTGAATATCAATTAGATGAAAAGAAATTTAGAATAGAACCACAAACTGTTGAACTTGTAAATACTGTTGATCAAACAAGAACTGATTTGGTATATCAATATCCTAAAGCAGATGTATATCTGAAAACAAGTGATTATAATCATGCACCATTTCCAACAAGTGCAAGTTTAGATGAATACACAAAGACAGGCGGCTATGTTGCACTTGATCAAGTAAACTTCTTAGCACGTAGTCTTACTGATATTTTAAGTTTTGATATAAACACAGTTGATCTAGATACTTATATTTGGGTTCCCGAAGTGCAACAAAGTTGGAATGTTTACAAACATATACAATCACCTGCACGTATTAACAAAATTGAAAAAAGCGATTTAGGCTTTACTGCAACTTTTGACAGAGCAGTTCCGTTTACCACAGGTGAAATAATTGGTATTAATAATATTAATGAAGACCTGAATGGATTTTGGTCCGCTAGAAGTGTATCGTTAAATGTTGTAGAATTTTATACTAATAAAGATATCGGCGACGATGCTATTGATCTAAGCGATAGTACCCAAGGCATAGTTTCTCAATTAAATGGACGTAGATTGGATAATATTTCTGATGTGAACAGTCTGTTAATTGACTATGATATAAATGAAAATGAAAAATTATGGTTAGATGATAACGGAAATACACAAAGTGAAGTTATAGAAAATAGTCCGGTATTTTCATTACAAGCAGAAATACCAAACGAAGAAGGACTAAATGATTCAGGATTTGGAACTGCATTTTCAGCTAGTGGTAGCAACCAAGTTTTAGCAGTTGGAATGCCTGACGTTGGACTTAACGGTAAAGTTGCTGTTTATACAAGGTTAAGTGAAGCATTAGAATATGTATTGTTACAAACATTAGAACCTAATGCTATTAAAACTGTTGCAATCGAAACTATTACAAATGCTAATCCGGGCCGTATTTTTACTCCTGTCGTACATAACTTAGAAGCAGGACAAAGAATTTTAATAAGCAGTGCAGAAGGTTTGACTGCATTAAATGACAATTACTATTATGTGAATCCTATTACAACAACATCGTTTGATATTTACACTGATAAAGCATTAACATCACCTGTTGATACAACTGCAATGGGAACACACACAATTGACACAGGACTTCTTGCAACTGGTGTATTGTATGATACTGGAGCAGGTTTCGGAACAGCAGTAGAAGTTACTGACAATGGACAATACATTTTAGTAGGTGCACCATATGCAAGTGATGTGCGTAGTAAGTATGCTGGAGAGTTTGACGCTACATCTTCTTACTTACAAGGCGATATTGTAAGTGATAGAGGTACGCTGTGGGAAGCATTAAGAGACACACCTGCAGGTATTGCAGATAGCACTATTAGCACACTATCACAAGATTGGCAGTTAGTAGATTCTTTACAAGCCGATCAGTCGGGTACAATTAGTAATTACACAAATCAAGGTGTATTACATGTATACAAAAAAGATGTTACAACATATAAACTAGAAACAACTATTCTTTCACCTGTTGCAAGATCTAACGAACAATTTGGTATTGCAATTAAATCTGCATTTACTACTGACCTAGTTCACAAATTTTATGTTAGAAGTATAGCAGATCAAGGACGCATTTATTTTATTGAAAATAGTTTAGCAAATGTTAATTCTTTCAGATATTCAAGAGACACAAATTACAAAGGAACGTTTGATCCGTTAAAAACATATTATCCAAACGAAATAGTTTTTGCTGGATATATTTTATACAAAGCAAATACAACAATTTTTGCTAGTAGCGGTATAGAACCAGGTAGTGCTGATGAGTGGGAAGTTTTAGATCAATACATTGATTACGTCGGTTTTGTACCAAATCTAGGAGATGTTACTGCTTTAGAAAGTGACAGTGTAGGATTAGGTGGTGCAGTAGAAATTGGTAAAAGTTTTGATGTAAGCAAAGATGGTAATGTTATAGCAATAACAGGATTTTTCAGTGCAACAGAAATAAACAGAGTAAGTGTGTATAGATTTGATAACAACACCGGACGTTATGTATACGAATCTAACATAGACGGAGATGTAAAATTAGAAGAAAATTTTGCTAGTGCAATAGCAGTTTCGGATAACGGGCAAGATATTGCAGTTGGTGCAACACTTAATGATGTTACAGGATTAAACAATGGTAAAGTATACATCTACAGATATAACTTTGATAGCAACAATCCTGAATTTTTATGGCAACAAGAATTGTTTTCTCCAAAAGGAGAATCCAATGAACAGTTTGGTTACAGTTTAGACTTTAGTAAAAATAAACTTGCTGTTATGAGCATCAATGGTGATAATATCAGCGAAGTTATTTTTGATAGCGATGCTACAACACTTGATAATAGTGCAACTAAAATAAAAGATAGAGTCAAAGATAATGGACAGGTTTATATCTTTGAAAACTATAATGATACTTGGATATATGCAGAAAAAATGCGTTATCTAAGAGACACAACATCAGCAGTTATGCCATCTCTTAGGTTAATTGATAATCATATTATTGTTGGACAGCCTGTATCGTTGTTTACTAATAGTTCGGGCGTTGGAACTAATGTTGGTTTTATAATTGATTTTAGATCTGATAGGAATACAAATGCTTGGACACAAAATAGTCTTGTACAAAACTTTGTAGATTTAACACAAATTAAAAATGTATTTTTATATGATAAAACAAATGGCGATTTAGTAACATATCTTGATTACATAGATCCAGTACAAGGTAAAATTGCTGGACCAGCTGAACAAGAATTAAATTATAAACTATATTATGATCCTGCTGTTTACAATATTGGTAGCACTAACACAGGAAATAAAACACCTTGGGATAGTAATTACGTTGGCAAACTGTGGTGGGATCTAAGCACAATTAAATGGTTCAATACTAGACAGCGCGGTTTAGAATATAAAACCAACAATTGGAATACACCTTTACCTAGTTTTGAAGTGGATGTATATGAATGGGTAGAAAGTGATTTATTGCCTACTGAATGGGATTCTACTGCTGATACTGTAGAAGGATTAGCTGCTGGAGTAAGCGGATCATCAAAATACGGCGATGATAGTTATGTAATTGCAGATATTTACGATCCGGTAACAGGCACATTTTCTAACAAGTATTATTTCTGGGTAAAAAATAAAAGAACAATTCCTGCAATTGATAATAGAACAATAAGTGCATTTGATGTTAAATTGTTAATTCAAGATCCTGCAGGACAAGGATATCGATTTGTAGCATTTTATGAAAACAATAAATTCGGTTTACACAACATTAGAAATTTAATCAAAGACGAAGATATAATTTTGCATGTTGAATGGAAAAAGTTTGAAACACAAAACAACATACATAGCGAATATCAATTGCTTACTGAAGGTATTCCAACAAGCAAACCAAATGCTGATGTTGTAAAAAAATGGGTTGACAGTTTAGTAGGTTACGATCAAAATAGTAATCAACTTCCTGATATTGACATAAGTGTACCACGTAGATATGGTATACTCAATACACCTAATCAAAGTATGTTTGTTAATAAAACTGAAGCTTTGAAACAAATTGTTGATAGAATAAATGGTATATTAGAAGACAACTTGATTGTAGATGATTTTGATTTATCAGGATTACAAAAAATAGATCCACAACCGAGTGTTTATAGCAATGATTATGATGTGAAAATAGCAAGCGAAAACTTACTTAGATTTGTTGCTGTGGCAAAAGTTGCAACAGCAGAGTTATCTCTTGATATACAAGATGGTAGAATCAAAAGTGTTATTATCACAAATCCAGGACGTGGATATGTTGATCCAAGTTATACAACTGGTAGTGTTCGTAAAGGTCCTACTGTTGATATTAGAGGTACAGGCTCAGGAGCCAAAATTCAATTGTATATCAACAACATTGGACAGGTAACAAGTGCAGTAGTTGAAAATGAAGGTAAAAATTATACTGCTGATACAGTAGCAATAGTAAGAAGATTCACTGTGCTTGTTGAGAATGATAGCAACATAGGTGGGTTCTGGAGTTTATACAATTACACACCAGCTCAAAAAGAATGGAGTGTTGAAAGAATACAGTCATACGACACAACACTTTATTGGCAGTATATTGATTGGTATGCAAATGGTTATGATGAAACAACTGCAATAAAACATTTAGTACCAGGTAGTTATGCTTTAGATGCAACACCCGATTTGGTTGGTGATGTAGTAAAGATTGAAAATATTGGATCTGGCGGTTGGTTGTTATTAGAAAAAATCGACAATATACCTGAAGTTGACTATACTGTAAATTATAAAGTAATTGGTAGACAAAATGGAACAATTAAGTTTTCTAAATTACTATACCAAAATGAACAAAGTGGTTTTGATAACCAAGTGTTTGATGCTTATCTATATGACAGAGAACCAGTGAATGAAGTTCGTAATATTATGGAAGCTCTACAAAATCAAATACTTGTGGATCAATTAGAAGTTGAATGGAACAAACTTTTCTTTGCAAGTGTAAGATATGCACTTAGTGAACAAGTTAACATAGACTGGATATTCAAAACTAGTTTTGTAAAAGCAAAACACAATGTTGGCGAATTGCAACAAAAAATTACATTCAAAAACGATAATCTTTCTAATTACCAAGATTATGTCAATGAAGTTAAACCGTACAAAACTAATGTTAGAGAATATGTAAGTAGTTACAGCAAAATCGAACCATCACAGTCTAGTGTTACTGACTTTGATTTACAACCAAGATATGATGTAAATGAAGGACGTATAGTTGCTGAAAAAACTAGTGTGTTTAACAATGAAGTGCAAACTTATAGTCCATTTGTTGATACCTATCCACAAAAGCATTGGAAAGATAATGTTGGTTTTGAAATTACTGATATAAAAATTGTTGATGGCGGCAGTGGTTGGACAGACGGTCCTAATGTAATCATAAGTGGCGGCGGTGGCCCAACATTAAAAGGAACAGCGTCACTTGCTGGAAACACAGTAAATGCAGTTGATGTTGACACAAGAGGAGCAATATATATTAGTGCTCCAACAGTAACCTTTGATGGAACACAAGACGAACCAAGTACTCCTGCAAAAGCTGTTGCAATAATAGGAAATAGTAAAGCAAAATCGACTCATATGTTAATGAAGTTTGATAGAGTAAGTGGTACTCTTGTATTCACTAGTTTATATGTGCCTAACGAAACATTTACAGGTACTGGTGCCCAGGAAGAATTTACACTTAAATGGCCTATTGATACTAGAAAAGCAAAAATTGTAGTTACAGTAGATGGAGTAGAAGCATTAAGTAGCGAATACACACCTGGAAATAAAGAAGATACAAGTGTAGGTTACACAAGAAATTTAGGAACCATCACATTTACAGAAGCACCTGCATTAAATGCATCTATAGTTGTTGATTATTATAGAAATGCAAGTATGTTAAATGCTGCTGATAGAATTAGTTATTTTTATAAACCTGATGCTGGCATGCCTGGATTGGGAACTAACGAAGATGGCAGTGTTGACTTAGCACAAGTTATGGACGGAGTTGATTACGGTGGTGTGCAAATAGACACTATTTCGTTTGGTAACACATTAGGTTTTGATACTGATGTATTTGGTTCAAGCTCTTTTGATACATTTGACAGTAAATTTGATGATGAAATATTTGTGCTAGACGGTAGTACAAATGTGTTAGATTTAGCATTGCCGTTAGAAGCAAATGTTGAATACAATGTGTACTTCAAAAGTGTATCTGCTGGCGCAAGCGATAATCCAATTAGATTAGATAGCAGTAGTTGGCCTACAGCAAATGAAGATATTCCGTTTGCTGTAATGCAACCAATAACAGGTGACGGTATTACTACTAGTATTGTTATAAGTGATATTTTAGAAAAATACAATGTATTAACTGACATCCCTTACGTTGCAAACAGAACAGGCGATACTATAATATTTAGAAAATCTACTAGTGACGGTACAACAACACCTGACTTTACAAGTTTTGATGTTGAACTAGCAGGAGGAGATTTTACAGGTTCAACTGCTACAGGTATACAATCAGGAGATATTACAGTTGATGGAGACGGCTTTGTCACACCAACAACAAGTAAAGGACCTGAAGAACAAGTACCCGGACAAATTGTTGATGCATTAGATATACAAGTATTCAACAGAGTGCAAGATGGACAAGGTATTATAACAGTTCATAATTATCTTACTGATGATTCAAGACTTGAATACGGATTAAGTGGTGTAGCAGCAAGTCAAACTAATGTTATTGCAAAATTAGGTGATAGAATAATAGATCAATCAGAATACACAATTGATTGGAAAACAAATACATTTATATTTGCCGACAGCACAGCTATTGAAGCTAATAAAAATCTCAATATAATTTTAATAGATAACAGCGGAACAGATATTATTGATAGCGATAGAATAATTGCAACTGAAGTGACTACTAGGTTAAGCGTAAATATCAAATTTGATTCTAATTACAGTATGTTTGTTACAAGAAATGGTAATTTAGAACCAGCAGAACCTATTGACATCAATGGTACATTGAATATTGGTTTAGGAACAAACACTAATATTGGAGACATTATAGATTATACAGTTTATAATAATGTTAATCCTAACTTTAGTCAAATTGTCATCGATGAATCATTCCAAGGTGATGGTGTAAAATATCATCATGAATTTAAGACACAAGCAAATCCAGACGGTGCTGTGTTGCTACCTTATACTAAACTGCCACTTGCAAATAATATTATTGTACAAGTTAACAACAAAATATTGAATCCTGGATATAGAAAGAAAATCACTCTTACTGCTGATAGAAGTTATGACATTGATAAATGGCAATTTGAGATTTTATCGCAAGTCTATCAGAGAGATATATTAGTTTACTTGAATGGTGAATATTTGGTGCCAAATTATTGGAATTATGATCCAGTAAATGGACGTATTGATTTGACATCTAATCAAATAGGTAAAGTAGGTGATACTCTTGAAGTGTTTATTATTAGAGATGCAGAATACACATTCACAGATACAACAATAGAATTTACAAGTTCAAGTCCTGCGTGGTCTAACAATATACCAGTTGGTGACGAAATAGTTTTTGCATTGACAGATGATAGCACAGTAGTTAGAGGTGTTGTAAAAGAAAAAACTGTAAGCAGTGGAAACGTTACACTAAAATTATATGGTTATCTTAGAGAAATGGCAGAATTATTTACAAAAGATAGCACTCCGCAAAGTGTTACAGCAATTGGTACTTATGGCGATGACAGTACATATGAAACAGTAACATTGACTGCATGGAGTTATTCACAAGGAGATACATTAAACTTTAGCTATGCTCCATTGCCAAAACACGATGTTAAAATTTACACATTTTCTAA